ATTTTGGGCATAGTACCGCACTTATTAGGAGTATTGATGAAGATTCGAGATCGAATAAAAGAATTGAGACGAGTGAAAGCTTCGGAGTTATTGCCGAACCCAAAGAACTGGCGCACGCATCCGGTCGCTCAACAGGATGCGCTCAAGGGCATTCTTGCCGAGGTCGGTTTCGCAGGCGCGGTGCTGGTTCGTGAGCTTGATGATGGCTCGCTCATGTTGATCGATGGGCACATGAGAGCAGAGACAACACACGACCAGGAGATCCCAGTGCTCATCCTCGATGTCGATGAAGCCGAGAGCGATAAACTTCTTGCTACCTTTGACCCGATCGCAGCGATGGCCGAGAGTGACGCGCACGCCCTCGATGCGCTCCTCCGAAATGTAGACACCGGCAGCGAAGCACTATCAAAGATGCTGGCACAACTTGCCGAGGGAGCGGGACTTTACCTTGACGAGAAAGAAGTCATCGAGGATGAAGTGCCCGAGCCTCCCGTTGAACCGATCACGAAGGCTGGCGACCTGTGGCTGCTCGGAGATCATCGGGTGCTGTGCGGTGACTCAACGAAGGCCGAGGATGTTACGAGGTTGATGGTAGGGGTGAAGGCAGACGCAATCCTGACTGATCCACCTTACGGGGTATCTTACGCAGACAAAAACACATTTTTAAATGCAATAGATAAAGGAGCTAGTAATCAAACAAAGATTGAAAACGATCACCTAGGCGAGGAAGATACTACTAATATGCTAAGGGATTCTTTTAAATCTGCTTACGAAATATGCGCTGTTGGTGGAGCTTGGTATATTACCGCACCACCTGGCCCAGGTTTCCATGAGTTTGCAGCAATTTTAAAAAAGCTAAAGGTCTGGAGGCAGACTCTTATTTGGGTAAAAAGTAGTTTTGTTCTTGGGAGAAGCGATTATAAGTATCAACATGAACCCATTTTTTATGGATGGAAGCCTGGCGCTCCTCACCAATGGCTCGGAAACATGGGGGAGGCTTCGGTTTATGAAGATGTAAAACAAGAGTCTTTAACAAAACTTAAAAAAGATGAGCTTCTTATTTACGCTAAAGCACTTATCGCAAGGATTTCACAAGAGCAAACCTCGATCTTAAGAGAAGCAAAACCAAATTTAAGTATAGAACACCCAACGATGAAGCCGGTTAAACTTTTTGCTAGGCTGATTTCTAACTCTGTTAAAGCAAATCAAACAATCTACGACCCCTTTCTCGGCTCAGGCACCACCCTCATCGCAGCAGAACAACTCGGTCGCAAGTGCTATGGCATGGAAATCAGCCCTGCCTATTGCGATGTGATCGTTCAGCGGTGGGAAAAGCTCACCGGGAAGACGGCAACGCTGGAGGTGAAAAATGGTTAAGGGAAGAAAGCCCACCCCGACGAACATTCTCAAGCTCCGCGGATCGTGGCGAGCGAAGACACGACCGAACGAGCCGAGCCCGGAGTTGACGAAGGTGGAGGCACCCGAGTTCCTCGGGCCTCGGGAGCGGGAAGTATTCGACAAGATGGCGGCAAAGCTATTCGAGCTTGGCGTGCTCACCGAGATTGATGCGGGAGCGCTCACCCGATACGCAACGATTCTAGTGCGATGGATGGATGCTGCCCGGCAGATGGCCGAGGGCGTCGCAACGCACATCGCCATCAAGGATGATGAAGGGAAGGTCAAGAGCTTTATGCCTACGCCTCCCTACATGGTTTTCAATAAGTCGTGCGAGCAACTCATGAAGCTTGAAAGCGAGTTCGGGTTAACACCCGCAGCGAGGCCGAGGCTTCAAAGCACGAACGGCGGAAGAGATGGAATCGTCGATATCATGAGGGCTATCGAGTGACCGTGAGAGCACCACGCAAAAAGAAACCTGTCGCCAAAGACCACAAGATCGTGAGGTTCTTTGGTGATCACCTACGCCACACAAAAGGCGAGTGGGCGGGCACAGACTTTGTTCTGGCACCGTGGCAGAGACAGTTCTTGAACGAACTCTTCGGGACGGTTCGCAAGGATGGCCTGCGCCAGTATCGCACCGCCTACCTCGAGGTGCCCAGGAAGAACGGCAAGAGCACACTCGCAGCGGGCATCGCCTTGTTTCTTCTCTGTCTTGATCGTGAAGAGGGTGCAGAAATCTACAGCGCAGCATCAGACAAAGATCAGGCCAGCATCGTGTTCGACCAAGCCTGCCAGATGATTGAGGAAAACCCAAACCTCTCAACGATGCTCAGGATCTATCGCAACAAAACCATCGAGCACAAGGCCTCGAACTCCTTCTACCGCTCGCTATCAAGCGACGCATTCACCAAGCACGGCTTGAACGCTCACGGCGTGATCGTCGATGAGGTTCATGCGCAGCCAAATCGAGAGTTATGGGATGTGTTGACAACCTCGACCGGGGCCCGCAGGCAACCGCTGACGCTCGCACTCACGACCGCAGGGCACGATCGGCAAAGCCTATGCTGGGAGCTTCGCCAATATGCTGAAGGCGTCAACGATAAGCTCATTCACGACCCGACTTTTTACAGCAAAATCTACACCTCGACGGGTGACTGGAAGAGCGAGGCGACATGGAAACAAGCCAACCCGAACTATGGCGTGACCGTGAAAGAGGATTACTTCGTGAAGGCAGTCGCTGAAGCCAGCGCCAACCCTTCAAGAGAGAACGCTTTCCGCAGATTACACCTGAACCAGTGGACATCGCAGGAGACGAGATGGATCTCGCTCGAGCGTTGGGATTCGTGCTCCCGCGATCTCCCTGACCTTTCCGGGAGGATGGCGTTCGGGGGTCTTGATCTCTCAAGTACCTTAGATCTCACGGCTTTCGTGCTTCTCTTCCCGCCTATCGAACCGAACGAACCCTACTGGATCGTGCCGACCTTCTTCGCACCTGCGGACGCAGCACGGGAACGAGAGCGCAATAACAAGCACCGGCTCGACGACTGGGAGCGCCAAGGCCTGATCGTGACTACGCCTGGGCGATCGCTCGACTACCGTGCGGTGGTGGCGGTCATTGATGGCCTAGCGAGAAAGTACAACATACAAGAGATCGCAGTCGATCGCTGGAACATCAACCAAATCTCAAAGGATCTCGAAACGCTCGGCAAGAATAACGGGCGACCCGACTGGCTTGTCGGCTTCGGTCAAGGCTTCGCAGCGATGACCGCACCCTCGAAAGAGCTAGAAGTCTTAGTGCTCAGTGAGAAGATCGCCCACGACGGCAACCCGGTGCTCCGCTGGATGTTTAGCAATGTGCAAGTGGAGCGCGACAACGCAGGCAACATCAAGATGCACAAGGGAAAAGCCGTCGAAAAAATCGATGGCATCGTTGCAACAATTATGGCTCTAGGTCGGGCACAGGTCAGCAGTCTAAACGCTACAAATATTTACGACACCCAAGGGATCACACTACTATGATGAACCGCATTAAAGGCTTTATCTCCCGAGCGCTCTCCCTCTCAGGTGGCAACCTGAAAGACCCAAGGCTAAACGAGTTATTCGGTGGCGCATCTACTGACTCAGGCATCAGCGTCACACCTGACACCGCGATGACTTACTCTGCGGTCTACGCTGCGGTGCGTTGCATTGCCGAGTCCGTGTCGAGTCTTCCGCTCAACTACTACGAACGCCTGCCGGGTGGTGGCAAGATGCACGCAAAAGCGAACCCGCTGCACACGCTCCTTCATGATGAACCCAACCCCGAGATGAGCTCGCTCCAATGGCGTGAGGCTTCAATGGCGCACTTGCTTCTTCATGGAAATTCTTACAGCGAAATCGTGCGTGACCTCGAAGGCAATGTGGTCGAGCTCTGGCCGATTGACCCGACCATCGTGACACCCAAGCGCACCGACTCAGGCGAACTCTATTACGACCTACACCGAGGCAAAGCTTTTATCACCGCTGGCAATATGCTCCACATACCGGGCCTCTCTTTTGATGGCATCTCAGGCATGAGCGTGATCGGCCTTGCTCGCCAGTCTCTCGGGCTTTCAATGGCGATCGAGCAATTCGGGGCCGGTTACTTCGGGCGTGGTGCGAGACCCGGTGGCGTGTTAACTTTCCCTGGTCAACTCTCACCCGAAGCACGACAGAACCTTCGCCGATCGTTTGAAGAGCTTCATGCCGGTGGTGCCAACAGTCACCGAGTCGCCCTTCTTGAAGCGGGCCTGAAGTGGGAAGCAATCGGCGTGCCTCCTGATGATTCGCAGTTCTTGCAGTCGAGAGAGTTCCAGATCATCGAGGTCGCAAGGTGGTTTAATCTACCACCCAACAAGTTAAAGGACTTGTCAAAGACTTCGTACAACTCCCTCGAGCAAATGGAAATCTCGTTTGTCGTGGACACGCTGCGCCCTTGGTTGGTGCGTTGGGAGCAGCAGCTTAATCGCAAAATTATCAGGCCGAAAGACAAAGGGAATTATTTTTTTGAGTTTAATGTCGATGGGAAATTGCGGGGTGAGATCGCTGCCCGTTATCAATCGTACTCGGTCGCAAGGAATTGGGGCTGGTTGTCGGTCAACGAGATCCGAGAAAAAGAAAACATGAACCCGATTGAGGGTGGCGATGTTTATATGCAGCCGATGAATATGCAATCGATCAACACCGCACCCACGGCAGCGCCTGCAACCGACCCGAGTCTGATGGCAACACCGCCAACCTTACCAAACCCTCCAGCGGACACTCCGACCCGCTCTCATGAGTCGATCATCCTTCGCCTCCTCGACGATGCAGGCGAACGCCTTCAGAATGTGGAGTGCAGCGCCGTGAAGAGATTTGCCAACAAGCCTCAAGAGTTCTTGGCCAAGCTTGATCACTTCTGCGCCGAGCATCGGGCCCGCGTCGTGTCCGCCTACTCACCCGTGCTTGAGGCGTTCCAATTAACCGCTGACCTCGATGGTCATGTGCAAAGGCATCTCGACCAGTTAAGATCGACATGGCTGGACTTCTCAGGATCAGTGACCGCAACGAAACTTGCCGAAGCAGTTTCCGAAAAGATCAACACCATGAAAGGGGTCAAAGATGAAAACTAATACCGTAGAACGAAGGTTCTCTACCGAGCTCAGAGTCGATGTCGCAGCGCAAAAGATTATCGGCTACGCTGCCAAGTACGATCTCTCAAGCGAAGACCTCGGCGGCTTTCGGGAGTTCGTGAGGCCGGGTGCATTCCAGAGGTCGCTCGATAGCAACCCCGATGTGCGGGCCTTGATCGATCACAACCCGAGTCTCATCCTCGGGCGCACCGTCTCGGGCACCCTGAGACTTGAGAGCGATGCCACCGGGCTCAAGGTTACCATCGACCCGCCTGATACCCAGTACGCTGCCGACCTCATGGCAGTCATGGCTCGGGGTGATGTCTCGCAGATGAGCTTTGCGTTTACCACCTCCGAGGATGCGTGGGATCTGGTGGATGGTAAACGGGTGCGCTCCCTTCTTGCGGTCGAGCTCCACGATGTGAGCGTGGTGACTTATCCGGCCTACCCGGACACCTCGGTGGCGGTTCGCTCGCTTTCGATCTACACCCAGGACGCCATCCGATCAGCGCAACGCCTGCGTGAGCTTCGCCTCCGGGGTGATCGGTAAGAAAAACGCACCTGTTTTGCTGACATCTCTAGGGGTGGGGGAAATCCTCCACCCCCTCCTTTTTTTTTGGTGCGAGTGTTGACGGATCTCAGATCCGTGGTTTAATCGATTATCGAAATCAGTGCAGTCTTTACGCACAGTTTCCCGAACTAGGGGCCTGTGCGTTTTTTTATGTCTCTCACCGAGACTGATGCACTGCCCTAATAC